GAATTAGAAGAATTTACAGATACAGAGGAAGAAAAGGAACCAACTTCCGAAGAGGATGTAAAAGAAAAGCTTTATACCAAAGCTGAAATGGATGCAGAAGTTGAAAGAATAGCAAAAGAAAGGGAAAGCAGAGCTTATAAAAAATCAGAAATGAAAGCTCAAAAAGAAATTGGAAAATATAAAGAACTTTTCGATACGTTAAAAGTAGGTATGGGAAAAGATAACCTTGATGATATATCTAGTTCTTTAAAGAACTTTTATAAGGAGCAAGGAATAGATATACCAGAGAAAAATAATAGTTTATCTGAAAAAGAGGAAACTATACTAGCCAAAGCATATGCTAAGGAGATTATAGAACTTGGAGAAGATGAAATAAATGAAGTGGCAAGTTCTATATATAATAAACCATTAAACCAAAGAACAATACGCGATAAAGTATTATTTAATGAACTTGGTGAGTATATGATGAATAAAAAAGCAGAAAATGATTTAAAGAGTAAGGGAATTAACACAGAAGTATTACAAGATGCAGAATTTAAAAATTTTGCCTCTAAATTTAGTTCATCTACTGCTTTATCAGAAATATATGATATGTACTCTAAACTTAGTGGTAGCAAAGAAACAGAAAAAAAGACACCACCAGCAAGTACAGGTAGCGTAAGAAATACTGCTAAAACTACTGATAAGTATAGAGAAGACTATACACCAGAAGAAGTAAGTTTACTGTCATCAAAAGACTTAGATGATCCAAAACTTATGAGAGCAGTTGAAAAATCTATGGAAAAATGGAAAACTAAATAAAACCATACCTGCTTTTACTTGCCAAAAGTAAAAGGGGGAATTTAAAATGGCAATAACAAATTTTCAAAGAACAGTTTGGAGTAAAAAGATACAAACTGCATTAGAAACTGTAACAGGTTTAAAAAATCACTCAGATTATCAATTTGAGGGTGAAATAAAATACGCAAAAGAAGTAAAAATATTAGGTGTAAATAGACCTACAATTAGAACTTATGTACCAGGTACTGCGCTTACTAGAGAACAAGCAACAGATAGTTCTCAATTACTAAAAATAGACCAATTCAAATATTTTGACTATGAAGTAGAAGACATAGATCAAGCACAATCTAATCCAGGTCTTATGAATGCTTTAGCAGAAGAAGCAGGAAAAGGACTTGCAGAAGAGGCTGATAAATATATAGCTAAAATCGTAAAAGATGGTGTTGATGATGGTACAATAGCATCTGCAGAAGCAAATATAACAAAAGCGAATGCTATATCAACTCTTGAAGATGGTTTAGCAGTGTTATATACAAATAATGTAAAAACTACAGATGAATTACATTTTGAAGTAGCACCAAAAACATTTACTTTAATTAGACAATCTTTAACAGAATTATTTACAGAAAATGTAGAGATGTCTAAAAAAGGTTATGTTGGTAGATATGGTAATGCTTTAATATCTGTTGAAAATAATTTACCTGAAACTGAGGAAGGTAAGAAGATACATATACTTAGAACTAAGAAAGCAATTGCTTATGCAGGTCAAATAGATAAAACAGAAGCATATAGACCACATGATGCTTTCCAAGACGCACTAAAAGCATTATTTGTATTTGGTGCAAAGGTTGTAAGACCAAAAGAAATATACTGTATAAAAGTCTAAGAGAAGTCATAATATTTTTACTAATGTCATAGGGAGCTTAGGCTCCCACTTTTTTTATATGGACAAATATGGGGAGTAACCTATTATGTCAGAGGGGGAATTTAAAATGTTAAAAAAACAAGAAAAAGTAGAAAAATTTATAATAGCACCAAGTACACATTTATTCTTTGGTGTAACAGTAGATAAAAATACTGATATAGAAGATGAGATTATATTACCAGATAATGCAGGCAAAATACATCAAAAAATAAAAGATTTAGTGCTTATAACAGAAGTAGAAAGAACAACTAATGAGTGTAGTATAGAAACAGAGGAAGATACAAAATTAAGTCAAAAATTAGTAGATGGTATGAAATTAATATGGGGAGAAGATACAGGATATGTTATTCCACCATATAAGATGAGAACAGTAGAAGAGGCAATAGAAGATTTAGAGTCTATAAAAGGAGTGTAGAAATATGACTTTAGAAGAAAATATAAAGATTGTATTAAGTCTTATAGATGAGTATGCACCAGAGAGTACAGAACTATTTACTGAAGATGAAGATATTCAAAATAAGATAAAGAATTTATATAATCAACCATATCAAGAACTATCACAAATAAAGAAAATAAGAAAGATAAAGAATATAAATAAGATCACGTCTACAAAAGAACATTACTCAGCATATTCATTACCTGCAGATATGTATCAACTAAAAGCAGTAATTACATTAGATAGTAATACAAATAAATTAGTTGATGGCGATTTTTATATCATAGAAACAGAAAAGAAAATATATATAAATGATAGTTCAGAGTCAATATATAAAATAGAGTATTACGCATATCCATCATTTATCAATGAAGAAACAGAAAATGATTTTGAACTTGAATTGGATCAAGACGTACAAAATATTTTACCATATAAAGTAGCAGATAATTTACTTAAATCAGATCCTAGTGCAGATTATACGGCATTTAGGCAAGCATATGAAGAGGCAATAAATAAACTTGATACAAGAACAATGCTACCATCAATTACTATAAGTGGTGGATATGATATATAAGGAGAGGAGGAGAAATAATGCTTACTCCAATAAAAAGAATATATAGCAGTTTTGCAGGTGTAGACTTAACTAACGACCCTGCAAAAGTACAGTTAAATAGGAGCCCATATTGTGTGAATATGTATAAGAATTATGAAAGCACACAGGGGGAATGTGTAGAAACAAGACCAGGATTAAAACTATTAAATACTTTTGAAGAAAAAATAAATGGAATTTATATTTTTGATATAAGCAATGTAAAAAGAGCTATAGTTCATGTTGGTACTAAATTATATAATTGGCACAGTTTTCCCGCATCGGAAAATAGTATACTTTTATATTCTGATATGAATAATGCTAAAAGCTCTATGGTAGTATTTGAGGATAAACTTTATATAAATGATGGTAAAAATTATCTTGTATATGATGGTACTAGTATAAAGGAAGTAAAAGAAGAAGCATTTGTACCTACTACAACAATAAGTAGATTAGCAACAAGTGGTGGAACTATTTATCAAGCAGTAAATGTGCTTACTCCTAAGAGAAAGAATAGTTTTGTAGCAGATGGAGAAAGTAAAGAGTATTACCTAGATACAGTACTGTTAGATGAGGCTGATGTAACAGTATATATAAATGATATTTTAGTTGATAGTAGTAAGTATAGTGTAAATCGTGGTACAGGTTGTATAACGTTTACAGAGGCACCTTCTAAACCTTTAACAGATGGGCAAGACAATGTAATAATAGAATTTGAGAAAACTGGTATAGATTATAATACAAGAATATCAAATTGTAATAGAAGTTTAGTATTTGATAATAGAATATTCTTTACAGGAAATCCACAGTTTAAAAATGCAATATTTCACTGCGAACTACAAAATCCAGCATATATATCAGATTTAGCTTATTATCAAGATGGAACAAGTGATAGTGCTATAAAAGATTTTACAATAGGTAATAATTTATTATGGGTATTTAAAGAAGATTCACAGCAATTAGACACTATATTTTATCATATACCAACAATAGATAATGATTATGGGAAAATATATCCTAGTAAACAAGGTAATGTATCTCAAGGGTGTGTAAGTAGATGTATTAACTTTAGTGATGATATTATATTTGCTTCTAAAAATGGACTTGAGGGTATAGTGGGGAATATATTAGAAGAGCAGATAACAAGTCATAGAAGTAGTTTAATAGACGCAAAATTTATAAATGAGAATAACTATACAGATATAGAATTTGCTGAGTGGAATGGTTATTTACTTTGTTTAGTAGATGGAAAGATATATCTTGCAGATAGTAGACAAAAATATAGCTCATTTAACAGTTATGAATATGAGTGGTATTACTGGGAATTTAGCAACTTAAATGATAAGATAGTACTTTTAAAAGAATATGAAGGAAGTCTTTATTTATGTAGTAATACTGGTAATATATATTTACTTTCTGGAACTAATGATAATGGAAGTATAATATATTCTTGCTGGACTACACCAAATGACTTATTTGGTAATCCTAATCATTTGAAAACAACAAATAAACGAGGTGGGATAGCAAAAATTAAGACGATTCAAAATAGTTTAATGAAAGTATCTGTTGAAACGAATAAAAAAGATGAAAAGCTTGTTAAAACATTTGTTGGAACAGGCTTTGATTTTAATTGTATAGATTTTAGTGCTTTTTCTTTTGCAACTAAAAATAATTCATATGTAGTATATAAAATTAAGCAAAAGAAATTTATAGAATTAAAACTTAGATTTTATAGTGATGAGTTAGATAAACCATTTGGATTATATGATGCAACCATAGAAGCATATACGGGAAGCTATGTAAAAAGATAGGGGGAAAGTAAATGTCAATATCAAAATTTAATGAAAATGTAAATATAATATCTTCTTTACCAGATAAACCTACTAAATCTGCTGATGAATTAAAATCAGATTTTGATAAGGGAGTAAATCTTCTAAAAGAATATATAAATAATGTACTAATACCAGAGTTAGAGTTAAGTATAAGACCAATTGTAAATAATTTAACAGTTGGAGGAAGCACAAGTGTACTAAGTGCAGAAATGGGTAAAATTCTAAATGTAGAAAAGCAGAAAAAAATAAATTATGGGACTACTGTTCCACCTCTTGCAGAAGGGGAAATATTTATACAGATATTTGATTAAGGGGTGGCAATATGGCAATATTTGAAGCAAATACTTCACAAGGAAATTATAAATTAAAATTAGAAATATGGGAAAATAGTGTAGATAATTTGGGGAATAAATCAAATGTTGGTTGGAGTTTGAAATTAAAAAGTAATGAATATAATTTCTATGGATATACTGTATATACATATATAGAAATTGCAGGGCAAAAAGTATATGAAGCTAGTCCATCTCTTAGAATAGAAAAGTATTCAGAAATAACAATAGCATCTGGTAGTTTGGATGTAACACATAATAATGATGGTAGTAAGAATATAGGTTGTTATGCAAAAATAGAGGATTATACTGCATATTATCTACCAGGAAAAGGTGAAGTAAATGGAAATTTTGAACTTACTAAAATTGCAAGAAAACCAGTTGTAAACATAACTAGCATTGATAATATAACACTTAATACACTAAGAGTAAATTATAAAGTAGAGTCTGGAGACTTTTGGGGTCTGGAATATAGAATTAATAATGGAAACTGGAATGAAATAGCAGGCTATCCTTTTGTAACTATAAAGAATTTAGAACCAGATACAAGCTATAAAATAGAGCTTAGAGGTTTTAATGAGGAGAAAACTTTAATAGGAAATGCAAGCAATTCTAAAACTGTAAAGACACTCGATATATGTAGGATTAGCGAAACAGGTAATTTAAAGCTAGGTAGTGATTTAAAGGTATCTTTTAATACAATATCAAATGTAGTTAATAAAATCGGTATTTTAGATACAAATAATAACATGTTAGTAGATTATAGAGATTGTAGTAATGGAATTTATATTTTTTCTTTAACAGAAGAAGAAAAGAATATACTATATAAGAAATTTACTAATGGAGTATCAAGCTATAAAGTAAAAATAGCATTAAAGAGTATACAAAATAATAAAGAATATATAGATAAAAAAGAAATAGATGTACTACTTACAGGAGATGTATGTAGTACATCTATATTTATAAATGGAGTAAAGAAAAAAGGTAAGGTATGGATAGGTACATCAAATGGAAATAAGCAAGGTATATTTATAGTTGGTACAAGTGAAGGAAATAAGAGAGGTGTTTAAGATGAATCCAGAACAATTATACAATGATTTAGAAAATAGGTATTCAGATAATCTAAATCAGCAAAATAAATTATTAGAAGAGCAAAGTAAGATACAAACAGACCAAGTGGATGCAAATACAAATCAAGTAGTAAATAGAATAAATCAGAATAAAGACTATGCAGAGCAAGAGTATCAAAAACAAGCAAGGGGAGCATATCAAGATTACCAAAAACTTGTAAATCCTTATGGTGTCCAAGCAGAGAATGCATATGCACAAGGACTTGGTAAAGCTGGATATGCAGAAACAAGTAAGCTTAATGCATATAACACATATCAGAACAGATATGCAAGTGCTAGAAGTGACGCAGAAAGAGCTAAAACAGAGTTTGACAATGAAATAGCAGAAGCGTTGCTTAGTGGAAATAAAGATAAAGCACAAATAGCATTAAATAAATTACAACAGCAGATGACTAATATGTGGAATAATTTAAACTTGCAAACAGATTTGACAAATAGTAGAGTAAGTTCAAATCAGTGGCTAGAGCAATTTAACTATCAAAAAGAACAGGATAAACTTGCTAATGCACTTGCAAGGGAACAGTTTGAGTATCAGAAACAGCAAGATGCTATAGCAAATGCTTATAGAGGTTCATCAAATGGTTCAAATTATATTTTTGACGAAGATAATGAAGATACTACTGAATTTGTACCTGAAAGTTCTAATAATCAGACTAAGATTGAAGGAACTAAGAACAATATGTATTCTAATGAAAAAAAACCATTGTGGCGAGAATTATTAGACTACCAAACAGCTATGAGAAAATTTGGTAAATAAGGAGTGGAAAATATGACTCTAGAAGAAATTTTAAGAAAAATGCAGGAAGAAAAACAAAGAAATACAAGTGTAGTTAATACTAGTTATAGAACAAGTAATAATAATTATACTAATAATGAGAATAGAAGTAGAAAAGATAATCTTATAAGTAATACTGATACTTTAAAATTTAATATAGATAATAATTATAAATCACCGAATGCATTTGAATATTTTGGTAATGATTTAAAAAATATACTAGATAATGCTAGACAAGGTGCTAATAGAGGAATAATATCAGCAAGTAAATATGGATATGGAATAGCAGACCTTACAACTGACTATTTAGAAAAAGGAATGGAAAAAACATTAGGAGTATCTGATAATGTTGCTAAATTATTAGGGAAAAATACTAATTTTCAGGAAAGAGCTAGAATTGTTAATAAAAAAAATCAGGAGACACGAGAAAAAATAAAAAAATCTTTTAATAATGAATTAGAAGCATATGATGATGATATTCAATCAAATATAGAGAATACACAAAATCCCGTTTTAAAAAAAGTTTCTGAGCTTTCACCAAGTATGGGAAATAGTACTTTTGGTGGTTTAGTTTCGTTAGTGCCTGGTGGTCAAGTGTTAGCACCTGCTTTTTTTACTGCTAGTGCAGGTGGTAGCTATATGAAAGAAGCAGAAGATAGAGGAGCTACTGACGAGCAAGCCTTAGCATATGGTACAGCTTTAGGTTTGGCAGAAGGTGCTACAGAGAAATTAGAACTAGGATGGCTTACTAAAGGAGCTAAAAATCTTGGTAAAGGTATGATAAAAGAAGCTTTGAGAAATTATGGTATTAATATAGCGGAAAATTATATACAAGAAGCCTTAATGGAGCCTATACAAGAAACAGCAAATCAAATAATATTTGGTGAGTCTGATTGGAATAATATGCTTGAACGTATGAATAATGCAGGTATTGACGGCGCTTTAAGTGCATTGATTATGGATGGAGCATCTTCTGGACTTGGTAGTAGTATAAATATAGTAAATAAAATACGAAATAACGAAACTATTATGCAAACTGATATAGATATAGCTAGAAAAGATTTAAGAACTGTAACAGAGAAAATATCAGACCTTGAAACAAATTCAAAGATAGATAACCAAAATGTTGCTGATATCAAAATGTTAGAACAAAAAAATACTAATGTAGATACAGATAATCAGTACTTAAATACAGTAAATGAAAAAATAGAAGAATTAAAAGCTAATGCAAATTCAAATAATCAAAATATATATGTCCGTAATAATGATGTAAATACGCGAAAGAAGTATGTAGAAAGTGTAAAAAAATATAATATAGATTTAGAAAATGAAGCAGTAAAAACTATAGTTAATATGGCAAGTCAAAGAGGAGTAGAATTAAGCTATGATGATAGTGTATTTAAAAGTTCTAGCCAGAGTGCTTTATGGAGAGTAAATAAAGAAACGGGAAAAAGAGAAGTTATAATAAATCCTAAAGCAGATAGTACAAGAGCACTACAAAGTATAGCTGTTCACGAAATAGTTCACGATATGGAGAACACAGGAGAGTATAATGGATTATCAGATATTGTATTAGATTATGCTAAAAAACAATATAACTATGATAAAGCTTTTAAAGGATTATCGGAGATGTATTCAGAGGAATATAAGAATTATGAAGGAAAAGAATTTAATAGCAGAATAGAACAAGAAATGGTAGCAGATGTTTTAGGAGAAAAACTAGGTAATCAAGAATTTATAAATAATCTAACAAGTGCTAATAGAAATATAGCACAGAAAGTATATAATTGGGTAGTAGATAAATTAAATAAAATAAATAAACTAACAGGTTATAAATTTGAAAAGCTTTATTGGGCAGATGTCAAGAATAAATTTGATACTGCATTTAATACTGATTTTAATAATAATGATGGTGGAACTAAATTTAGTATTCAAACTGATACAAATGGAAATAAATACATAAAAGTAGATACTGACCAAGATATTTTTGAAGGACTGGATAAAAAGGATTATAGCAAAGTTGCTAAAATGTATATGCAAGATTATTTAAAAGGAAATACAACTTTATCAAATGATAATGTAGTAAAAATTGGTAATAAAGGAATTGGTAAATATACTAATCCAAAACAACAAAATTCTTATATGAAAGAAAAAATGCAACTATCAACAGAATTAAAAAATGTACTAAGAATAGCAGAGAAAGTTAGAGAAGGTAATCCAACTAAAGATACAAGTAAATTTCCTAAATGGGAGTATTATAAAGTTAACTTTCAAGTGGGTAATAAAAATTTTGAGGGATTAATAAATATTGGAATAGATAAAGATGGTAATAAACATTTTTATGAAATAAATAAAATCCATACTACGTCAAACTCGCATATTTCAGCAAGTGAATCTAGTAGTATGGATTTTATTAATAATATTATACCATCTAACCAAGAATATGTCAATAATGGAAAAAATAATGAAAAATATTCTAAAAATATTACAGGAGCATATCAAAAATTTTTACAAGATAACTTTTCAAATAATGGTACAAAAACATATATGAAAGATATATTAGTGCCTGTGAAAGAGAAAAAAACAGCAATACCTATAAGTAAGGATGTACAATTAAAAAATGATATAGCAAATTTTGGTAAACAAGTTGAAAATTTAGATAAAATAGGAGAAAATGACTCACTAAATGTATTAAGTAAAACCCCAAAAATATATCAAGATTTGGGATTAAATGATTTACCTATGACTATAACAAAAAATCATACTGTATGGGCTATGGAAAAACAAGATAAAAATACACATGGACATGATATTGAAAAAGAAATACTAAAGCAGATACCAGAGGCACTAACAAAACCTTTAAATATAGTTAAATCAGGTTCAAGAAATGATAGTATAGTTGTAATTACAGAATTAAGTAATAGTAATGGTGATTTAATAGTTGTTCCTATAAAAATAGATGGAAAGTCCAATGTTAACCAGATTGAAATTGATTCGAATGTCTTGACCAGTATATATGGAAAAGATAATGATTATGACGGGTGGATGAGAAGAAATCAAGAAATGGGAAGGATACTTTATGATAAAGATGATGGAATAATAAAAAAATATAGAGATAATCCCCCTAGGCTCCAATTGCCTAACGATACTATCTCTACTATTAATAATATTATACAACAGGATAATAATTATGTCAATAGTGTACAAAATAGTCAAAAAAGTACAAAAATAGACAAATTAAAGGAAAATAAAACAGTAATACCATTTAACAAAGAAGTAGAACCAATCCAAAAACATAATATTATCGATGAGAAAGTTGCAGAATATGTTGAAAGTGTAAAAGATAATTTTGAAACTAACATTGATATTAATACTAAAGTAGTAAATGAAGGAAATGTAGTACCAGTAGATTATAAAAAAGAAAAACAAGCAACAATATATAAAAGAGCAAGAGATATATTTGGGAAAATAGGGAAAAAAGTATTTACTAATAAAAATGATAGTGAAAAAATATACGTTTCTAATACTGATATAAATGAAAGCATTAGAAAAACAGTAACTAATTTGGATCAAAAAAAATATTTAGATGAAAATATGGCGGTTTTTTCACAATTAGATAAGATAATAGAAAATGGAAAAGAGATAGGTAGTTCAATTCAAGATACTAAAGGAAGAGAATATAAAGATTACAAATATTATGTTACAAATGCTAGAATAAATGGTGAGAATTGTGTAATTGAATATGATACAAGAATTGAAGAACATAATAAAATTAATGAAAGACACTTTAGATTAGAAAGAGTATATAAAGTAAATGAAGGAGATTTAGTGACTGGCGCCGATAAAAAATCGCCTAACCAGTTTGTTCCTAAATCTCCTTCTGTTAATAATATTATACAACAAGATAATAATTATGTCAATAGTACTGAAAATAGTCAAAAAAGTACAAAAATAGACAAATTAACAGCAAATGCACCTTTTAGTCCTGAATTTAAAGCTAAGCAAAGAAAAAGGTATAAAACTATAATAGAGAGTGATTTAGTAAGTAAAGAGGCAAAAATGGTTGCAAAAGAACTTATGGGAGTAGATACCTATGTTCCCGAAAGTAATGTTAATCAATTAAGAAAAGCTGATTATACTATAGAACAGTTAGGAACTGAAAGAGCATTAGAAAGTTTAAAAAGTAAAATTGATGGTGGGCAAAAAATAACAGGTAGCGATATAGCATTAGGAGATAGATTAATACAGTATTATTCAAAAACTGGTGAAAAAGCTAGATTGCAAGATGCAATTCAATATACAGCTATGGCGGGAACTGAGGCTGGTAGAACTGTACAAGCAATGTCAATAATTGCTCATCAATCACCAGAAGGGCAAACTTTATGGATAGAGCGTTCTGTAGATAAATTAAATCAAAAAATAGCTTCTAAAAAAGGAGCTAAAATAGAAGTAATTGATGGAAAAAAAGTAGCAATAAAAAATGGTAAAAATTTAGATTTACAACTATTTGAGTTTACTGCTGATATGCAAGAAAAATTAATGAGTGTAAAATCTAATGAAGAAATGTACAGTGTTTTAGATGAAATATATGAAGAGTTAGGACAACAAGTACCTAAAAGTACAATAGAGAAAATAGATAGCTGGAGATATTTTTCTATGCTTGCTAATCCAACAACTCACGTTAGAAATATAGCAGGTAATACTGCAATGACAGGAATACAAAGTGTAAAAAACGTTATAGCAGGTGGAATTGAAGATATTGTTTCTTTGTTTAATAAAGATATGGAAAGAAGTAAATCAGTTGTAAGGCTTACTAATCTTGATAAAGCAACATTAAAATTTGCTATGAAAGATATAAAAAATGTAGCTGATAGATTAGGATTAAATCAAAATAAATATAGTCCTACTTCAAGAATAGAAAGTAATAAGAGAGAATTTAAAAGTAATATATTAAATAAAACATTGGGACTGTTTTACAAATTAAATAGCAAGTTCTTAGAAGTAGAAGATGGATGGGGATTAAAATTTAATTATGCAAAGGAACTAACTGAGTATATAGTCGCAAATAAATATGATGTAAATAATATAACAGATGAACAGTTAGGAAAGGCAAGAAACTATGCAATAGAAAAGGCAAAAGAAGCAACATTTCATCAAGAAAGTAAGCTTGCAAGTGCAATAAATCAAATAGGTAATAATAATGAAATAACTAAATTTATATTAGATTCAACATTACCTTTTAAATCAGTACCTATCAATGTTGCAAAAACTGGTTTAGAATATTCACCTTTACAAATAGTAAAATCTGCAACAGTAGATATAGCAAGTTTGAGAAATGGTAAAATAACTGTAAATCAATATATAGATAATATTTCTAAAGGCTTAACTGGTACAGGAATAGCAATTGTTGGGTATGCTTTAGCACAAGCAGGCATATTAAAAGCTTCAGGAAGTGATGACGATAAAGAATATTATGATGAAAAGCAAGGAAAACAAGCTTATTCAATTCAAATTGGCGGTAAAACTTTTTCATTAAGTTGGTTGGCACCAACAGCAATACCTTTATTTATAGGTGTAGAAATAGCTGAAAATATGAATAGTGATAAAAATGAAAAAGACTCTATTTCTAGTGATGATGATACTAAATATAATAAAGCTATAAAGAGTGCTGTAAATATTTTAGACGCATTTACTAATTGTATGAACCCAATGACAGAAATGAGTATGCTAAGTGGTCTAACATCTACATTAAAATCCTATGACCAAGGTAGTACACAGTTTTTAACAAGTTTAGGTACTAATATTACTAAATCATATGTAAATCAATTTGTTCCAACAATACTTGGAAAAGTAGCAAGACTTACAGATGATTATGAAAGAGATACTACTTCAACTAAAAAAGGAGTTCTTCCAAAAGCAATTGATAGTACTGTAAATCAGACAATGAATAAAATACCTGGATTAAGAAAAATGTTACCTACTAAGAAAGATGTATGGGGAAATGAAGTAAAGCAAACAGATAATTTTGGATATAAAGTATTGGAAAATACAATTATTCCTTTTACAGTAAAAGATATATCAAATGATATAGTAGATAAAGAAATAAACACTTTATATGATAAAACAAAAGAAACTTCTATTATTCCAAAGAATATAAGTAAAGATTTTGTTATAGATGGGCAAAGATATAGACTAACGAATAAAGAATATAACGAGTATCAAGCACAATATGGAAAAACTACACATAAAACAATAACAGAAGTTATGAAGAGTTCTACATATAAAGATTTATCTGATAATGAAAAAGCAGATATAATAAAAGAAATATATAGTGATACTAAAGAAATATTAAAGAAGAAATTTGCTGATGAACGTAAACTAGAATATAAAAGAAGTGACACAGATGTTAAAATAGATGAATTAGTAGATGGTGGTTTAAATGTAGCAAATGCTTATATATATAAAACTATAGTAAATAAAATACAGGGAGATAAAGATAAAGATGGAAAAAGTATATCTGGTTCTGAGGCAACAAAAAAAGTTAAGTATATATATGATATGAAGGATAGTGATACACAGAAAGATAAATTATTATCATTAATATCAGATACTGATACAAAACCTACTATGTATGACCTAAAGAAACTTAACGGAAATTATCTTACATATATGCAACAATCAGGCAAGAAAAATGATGAAGGTGTAAGTCAAAGAGATAAATATATGATGTATGTAGATACAGGAATATCAGTTAAAACTTTGAATAAATACTATGCTGAAATAGGAAAAATTGAAGGTATAAAAGATAAAAATGGTAAAACTATATCTGGAAGTAAAAAGAAAGCAATATTTAAGTATATAAATAGTTTACCACTTAGTGCAGTTCAAAAGAAAATACTATTTACTAAGTCTAATGCTAGTTATGGTAAGAGTTATAAAAGAGAAATCTTTAACTATATAAATAAATTACCAATTAGTAAAGCTAGAAAAGAGCAAATATGGAAAGAGTTATATGATTAAGAGAGTGTAAAAGCTCTCTTAATTTATGTATAGGAGTGATAGTTATGTTAGAAAAGCCAAAAAGACCAACAAAGCCAAAAATACAAGATAGGCTACAGCCAACAACAGTAGAAGAACTAATAAGGAAATATGATTTAGAGAATAAAGGTGTATATGACTTTTTAGATAAAATGGTAGATTATATTAATGACAATAATAAAGGTAGTATAACCAAAGTAGGAGATATATTTTTAACTACAAACGAAGAAAATCCAGGTATAAGATTTGGTGGAGTATGGAAACAAATTGCAAAAGGTCATACTTTAGTTGGAATGGATGAAAATGATACTGATTTTAATGAAATTGGTAAGACTGGAGGTAGTAAGTATTTGCAGGATCACTATCATACTTTTATACATAAATATAATAGTGAAGGAAGCGATACCAGTGAGGCATATATTTTAAATACAACTTGGGATAATGGCAACAGAATTGGAAGAGATTGGCTAGATAAAAAGAATAAGGTAAAAGGAATTAAAACTGGAGATAGTGGAAATTTACCTCCATATTTTGTTTGCTATATATGGGAAAGAATAGAATAGAAGAGGAAAGGGGATATATTTATGGATTTAGAATTTCCAAGAGGAGATAGTCAAAACTTAGTGCTAGATCTAGTTGATAAACAAGGAAATAGAATAATATTAGGTGATGATGAGATGCTATATATGACAGTAAAGAAAAGTAGCAGAGATAAAAATTATAAATTTCAAAAGAAACTAGGTAATGGTATAGAAAAAAGAGAAGATGGAAAATATGTTATATCTATTTTTCCAGAAGATACAAATGATTTAGATTATGGAAGTTATGGATATGATATAGAATTAAAGTCTGGTAATGTTGTAAGAACATTAGGAATATATACATTAACACTTACAGAAGAATATACACATGTTGGAAATGAGGTGTGATTATGGATAATGAAGTAAAAATAGTTGCAGAATTGGAAGAAACAGAAATAAGAATAATATCAGATGGAACCTTTTTAAAAGGAGATAAAGGTGAAAAAGGGGATACTGGAGAAGTAGGACCACAAGGTTTACAAGGAGAACAAGGAAATAATGGTAAATCAGTATATCAAGAGTGGTTAGATTTAGGAAATGATGGAACAGAACAAGATTTTATAAATAGTCTAAAAGGTCCTAAAGGAGAGACTGGACCCCAGGGACTAAAAGGAGAAAATGGCATAGGGACGTTGTCAGAAATACAAACTATTGTAGATGATTTATTTTTAGAAAGAAAAGCAACAACAGAAGATGCACTTGCAGGAACAAATGACAGTAAATATATAACATCTTATGCTTTAAGTTCTGTATTAGGGAATTTGATAAGACAAATACCTAGTGCGGTAGAAAACTTACTATTAGAAAAGGATAAACAAAAATATCACGTAGGAAAATTAGTACTAGAGACATCTAATACGAATCCTGCTACATATCTTGGATTTGGCACATGGGTGCTATGGGGATCTGGTAGGGTGCCTGTAGGAGTAGATCTTGAAGATATAGATTTCAACGAAGTTGAAAAAATTGGTGGAGAAAAAGAACATATTTTAACAATAGATGAAACACCTAATCACAGGCATGAAAAATTATATTCTAGTAATGGTAAAGAACGAAAAGCAGGCTATGGTTCTACTGGGACGCACACAGGAACATTAAATGAAAATACAGCTACAGATTTCGAATCATTGAATACTGGATATACAGGTGGAGATCAAGCACATAATAACTTACCTCCATTTATCACGTGCTATATTTGGAAAAGGATTGCGTAGGAGGTGTATGAAGTGGAAGAAAAGTACATACAAATGATAATAGAAGCAACGGACAGTGCAAAATCTGCACATAAAAGAATAGATACAATGGAAAATAAAGTAGAAAACATTTATGATCTAACAGTATCTGTAAAAGAAATAGCATTGGAAACAAAGGCTATGAGAGAAGACGTAAATAAAATAGAAACAAGAGTAAATGCAATAGAAGAGAAACCAAAACAAAGGTATGAGGGAATTGTAACAAATATAATAAGCTGTATAGTAACTGCAATAGTTACTTATTTTTTGGTTAAAATGGGGGTGAAATAAATGGATTTAAGTATGCTATTAGAATTTATAAATATTATAGTGCTTGGTATATGTTTATGTGTAGGATATGTAATAAAGAATAGTTTAGACTTTATACCAAACAAATATATACCACTTATAATGCTAGTACTAGGTACAGCATTAAATATAATATTTAACATACCAAATATAACAGGAGAAGTAGTACTAGTTGGCATGATGAGTGGACTAGCAAGTACAGGACTTTATGAAATGTTCAAAAATCTATTATTCAAGGAAAAATAGGGGGATAGTAAGTATATTACTGTCCCTTAAAAAACGGCTTAAAATGGAAATATGAACGCCGTTTATTGTAAACTAAGGAGCAAATCTATGAAAGATTTTATAGAAAGATTTATTTGTAAAAATATAATAAAAATACTAACAATTTATAGAGATAGTATAGAACATAATGGGTTAGATTTTAAAAATTACTTAGATGATAAAATCTATTTTGAAATTA